CAGCCATGATTGCACCAACCACCGCACCACCGGGGCCAAACACAGATGCAATCTGAGAACCTTGTTGAGCAAATACTAAGAAAGCGTTTTGACCCATCTGGAGCTGAACCGCAACGTCCTGCACCTGATAACCAAGCTGACCGAATGCGCCACGCATATTACGCACACCGCCATTGACTCCCTTCATGGCAGCTACTTGCCTGTTATGCGTAGCTATTATTCTAGCGTGAGCATCAGAATACTGCTTTGTACTGATAGCACCTTGAGCTAGAAGTGCGTTTAACCTAGCTAAATCTTGAGATGCCCTAACGCGAATAGCAGAAAGCGGTGACTCAGCAGCCGCAGCCTTCATATTAATATCGTTCAGGAACTTCTGAGCCTGACCTAAACCTTGAACGGACTTAGTGGCTTTATTTGTTGAGCTGATAAGGGCGCTCGCATCAGCACTAAGTATGACTTTATGTTCTGCTGCGGTTGCCATTGTTTGAAGCCTCTATTTTAAAAAATGCTGCCCACTCAAAATACTCAGAAACAGGCATTTCTTCAAGCTCTGTAACGGTCTTATGGAGATGACCGGCTAGACGGAATAATCCTAATCTAAACCGGTCTTCCGTTAGTTTTTTTCGTAGTCCTCAGAGAATTGAGCGCCAATTAATTGAGCTGCTACTGAGCTAATTACAGCCATGTTTTCACGCAGAAGATAGGGCTTATCTTCCAGATCAAACATCTTCTCACCGTCTTTGGTTAGCGATTTAAGCAGGATTAAATCAACCTGCGCCTCGCCAGTGAAATTAGATAAGAAGTTTGGATGCTTCTGCTGTAACTTGCTTGTCTCACCGCACGTTAGCGGTGTGCAATAAACTGATTCATCCCACTCTTTGACATAAAAAGAAGCAGGTGCGGCATTAAGCCGCTCCTTAATTTTATCGCGTATGGTCATGTTGTGTGCCTATTAAGATACTGTGTCTTCAGTCAGGTCGCCTGAGCCTTGAACTTCAAAGGTCGCAGTAATCATCTCACCAGTTGATCCTGAAACAGCCTTACTAGTAATGATGCCTGAGCCAGTGAAAAAAACATCGCCGGAAGTCTCACCAGAAGGGAAGAGCGAATAGGTTATTTCAGAACCCACATCCAATGCGCCTTGACCTGTGGTATCAGTCTGGTCGTACATACAATCAATTGAAGCTGTGTAAGACTTCAAAGTTGCCTTGTAAGTACGCGCTGAATCACCCATTGCAGTATCTTCTACAGTGTCAGAGGTGTAGGTGATTGAATAGCCTGTTACCTCGGCAACAGCAGTGCTGCCCACCTTGATAACGCCATTAGCTGAAGTTTCGGTTGCCATGTTTTATCTCCTTAGAGTGCAGCCGATGGATCGGCTAAAGTAGTACGGTAAATAATATCATAGGATAATCTGAGTACGCCGACAGGCTGCTCTGAGTCACCACCCATGATGTCAATCTCGGTAGATGTCAAAACAACATCCTCGACTAACCCATTTAACGTTGAATCTTGAGCCATAGCGGTCTCAATCTCAACAGCAATGCCATCTAATGTGTTATCTAAATTAGTCGATGCTTTTGCGTAAGCCTCAATGCTGACAGATAAAGTGCGTAAGTAAGCACTAACTGATTTAAGCCCCCCAATGGTATTAGGCTCAATAGATTCACTTGAGGTGTAGACACAAATACCCGGTAGACTTTCTCTGTCAATCGGATATACCCGTGTACGGAATACGTTACGATGAGTAGTGTCCAATAAAGTTACAGCATCAACAACGGCATCACGGATTTGCTGTCTAACGTGACTCATTCTTTCTCCAGCGTAAGCTCAGTGAATCCTGTGCCATCTGGCATGATCTCACGAATAACCCAAGTTACTGTGCCAAGCTCTAGTCGATCACCGTAACGGATTTCAACGAAATCTTCAGTTCTGCCGGTAAATGTAGGATTAGACTCGGCAAATGCCACGCCACTAATGCCTGTATCAGCAGCAAAATATTGATTGTCGAAGATGCCGTTCAGTGATGTTTGAACGCCATACTCATTGATATGAGTTGCAGCTTCAGCAAAGCCAAAGTCAACATCGAGCATTGCTGCTCGATCAGCAGCCGTTTCAACCGCCATTTTCTTCTGTTGCCTCTTCGGTTGTAGCTTCTTCTGCAGCTACTTCCTCAACAACTTCCACCTTCTTAGGTGGGCGACCACGGCGTTTCGGTTTGGTATCAGAACCATCAACTCCAACAGCGCGGTTATTAACTGTGCCTTCATCTTTAGGCGCGATGTAACCAAGTGTGACCAATCGGTCAGTTTTGTCGTGGTGAATTTCAACCACAGAACCGGCTGCAAATGAAGCGCCATCGATAATCACTGCTTTTAATACATCGTATTTCATAATATCTCCTAAGAGAAAAGGGGGCGCGAAGCCCCCTTAACTAGCTCTTATGCACCATCGTTACCGAAAGCGAAGCTCTGTGCGTGACGAACAGCCACATCACAAGATTGCAACGCTACGATACGAACAGTACCAGAGGTTGAGTTGGTGTATGGGTCAACCACGATATCAAGGCCGCCGAACATACCAACTAACAGGTCGCTGAAGTTACCGAAGTACATATTGCCAGCAGTGCCTTGATTAGAAACCAAAGCGTTGTAGCCGTTAATTGTACCGCCTGGCTCTACTACGAATTGTGCAGTACCAGATGCCTTCTCAGTGGTCTTCAGAGCGCCGTACATTGAAGATGGCAAGATGTAAGCAAGGTTGCCCATCAATGCGTTGTCATCTGCAAGTGCAGTTTCCAAAGTTACCGCTTCTGCGAAGGTTGGGTTAGCAGCAGCGAAGTTGGTTACTTGGTTTACACCAGAGGTGTTCAAGATACCTGTTGGCTGACCAGAAGAGCCTGAGCCTTCCAAACCTGCCAAGTCGATAGCCAATGCCAATGCTTGTGCTAAGTCGTCACGAACAAGAGCTTCAACGTCCATTGAAGATTGGATCATCAACTGACGAGTGATGTCAGTGTATGCACCCAAAGTCTTAGGAGTCATGCTCACTGAACCTACAGTCATTTCTGACTCAGATGAAGCGCCGCCTTCAGTTGCAATCCATGCAGCAGATGCAGCAGTCAACTTCTTAGGAATCTTCACATCGCCTGACAAGCCATTCATCATGCGAGCGCCAGCACGCATTACTGAAGAAGCGTTACGCAGAACGTCAATGAAGTCGTTACCACGATAATCGTCAGTGAACAAAGATGCTTCATCTGCTGAGTTCAGATCACGAGTCCAAGTCTTCAATACTTCAGCAGGAAGCATGATGCCTTGAGCTGCACGACCGTATTGCTTAGCTGCTGCTGCTGAACATTCAAATTCAAACTTAGCTGCTTCTTGAGCTGCACGATCATGTGGGTTAGCCAAAGCATTAACAGCACGCATCAAAGAGAAACGCTTGGTTTCTTCTTTGCTCATGCCGATATCTTGGTTCTCTAATGCACGCTCAGAGCCAATCTTCTCAAGTAGCTCACCACGGAACTGCTCGATTGAAAGACCATCAGCGATAGCTTTCTCAGCCATCTTTGATTGGTTATGGCGTGCGCCTAATGCAACGATATCTGCTGCATTACGCTGTGCGGTCTTAGCTGCTTCAGCCTTCACCGCTTCAACGTCAACAGTATTTTCTACGTCTGACATTTTAGTCTCCTTAATTTCAATAGGGGGTGTTGGTTGTGAAGTCCCGCCAGACCGACCCACGCCAACTGTCACATCAGCGGGGATAGATACAATGCTTGCTTCAACTGGTCGCCAAGATTTAGCGATATACGCATCATCTTTACGAACCATCTTGTCAATGCTGTAACCCACGCTGATATTTGCGCGGATGCCATCACTAACGTCATCGAAGACCTCTTTAGCAAGTCCGTTCTTTCCGAAACGAACTGTCGCACGCAGTCTACGCGCCGAGCTATCTAGGTCTACAGATTCAATTACACCGATTTGCTTCTCAGGATCGTGATCCAACAGCAATGGTGCGCGTCCAGAGGCTAAGAATGACAAGTCAATCGCCTCTTCACTATGTTCTAAGATTTCTTTACCGAATGAACGCTCAACTGGCTCTTCGCTAGATACAGCAATCTGTACGCGACGCTCATCTTGATTAATCGGTGAAGCATCAAGTGAGTAAGCACGATGCTCAACACCAATACCTAAATCACGCATATCAACCGATTCTTCGGCTACTTCAATCTCATCAGTTGCCTCGACTTCTTCAGCCAATTCAACTTCTTCAATTACTTCTTCAATTTCTTCGCTCATTCGGTTGCCCTCAGATGCGGGGTTAATATTAATCGCAGTATCGTCATGGCTTCTATCTTTGTCAAACTGCGCTTGCTTTTTATTTGCCCACGATTTACCGGCATCTCCACCCCATAAAGCCCAAGCAATTCGACCATTCGATGGATAACCTTTCTCGCCCGGTCTAAAACCTTCAGCTTTCTTATCCACTTCATGTCGAGCAAAGAAGCTCACCATACGGTTTACTGTCTTTTCAGATAATGATTTGCGGTTAGCAATGTCACGAGCGCGTGCAATACCAACTTCTGTACCACCACGACCATACTCTTCACGCCAAGCAAGGCCCTTCTTAGCCTCACTCACCATGCCATCACTAGGTTTCGTATCAACCTTCGCCATTGTCATATCCGTCTGGTGGAACTGGCGACAAAGTAGCGCCATACGGCTCATACGCGAAAGCCACGCCAAACTGTGCCGCCAATTCCTTATCGCGGGCAATCTGGCTCATCAATTCCTCAACGTCCTTACCATATTGGCTCGCAACGTCCTGAAGTGACATAACACCAGCTTTAAGTCCGGTCACTGCTGCGTTCATCTCTTTTAACGGATCAACCCAAGACCAAGCCTTGCCTCTAAATGATGAAGCATCACGGAATCGCTCATATTGGCGAACCGGAATGCCAAAAGTGTTCATCTCCATCGCAGACGATAACCATGTCTCATAAATTGGGCGTACAAAATGCTCAAGCATGAAGGCTTGGTTATTTTTGTAGTTATCTCGCTCTTCTAGCGCACCTTGACGAATCGATGAATAAGAAGTCGATTCAAGGTCATTAGATAAAGATGTGTAGGAAACGCCCATACCAGACGCAATGCCTTTCAATACTGACTTGTGGAACGAATCAAACTCTGACGCTGGATAATCAGGATTGAACGATTTGAAGTCAACGCCTTGCGGGAGCTGATGAAAAGTACCGGGTTCGGCTTCCATGATAGGAACATTGTTATCCAAATCATCGGCAACAAAGCCGTCACCAGAAGGTGAGGTAAAGAAGCCCATTTTAGATGCGCCGATACGGGCGTTTACGATTGCAGCCTCGCGCAAAGCGCCTAACTGCTTCAGTGCAGGGATCGCAGAGGCAAGCCAAGGCTCACCACGGGTCTGACCTGCACGAAGATGCTTATATACATGAATCACTTTATCAGCAGGGATGCGCTTGTGCTTCTGACCTAAACTGATTGAGGTGAACTCATTGTCACCTGGGTGTGATGTCTTAATGTAATAAGCACGAGGTTTCTTGAACTTGTCCAGTTCTACGCCCATTCTGACTTCGCCACCATCATCGAGTTTTCGATTCAGCGTTACGTCAACTTGGTCAGGCTCAATAAACTCTACTGCGAATGAATCTTTAAATGCAGCGCCACGGTGTAAGACGATAAATGCCTCACCATCTCGCGCAACAGATTCAACCGCAAGTCGTTGGGCATCTACCCAAGACATTTTACCGTCAACAGTACAATTTCCACGGCGACACCATTCAGCGAACGCCTTTTCTGCTGCGTCATTGCCTGATTTATCTAGGTTGCCAACAGAATCAAGGGCCTTAACTTGAAGTTGAAAGCCCCTCTCTCCTACGACATTTGTTTTGATTAGATCGAAATATCGGCGTGCGTATTCGTTATTTCTGGCTAAATCGCGTGATCGATTGCGTAAATTGGGTAGTGCATTCTTTAATTCTGAGTCTGCTGAAGCATCTGAAGTCACAAAGTCAGAAAATAACCGACCCGTGTTAGCTGCTG